ACTAGAAGACGGGGCATCTAATGAATGGTTTGATAGATTATATAAATAGTGGTATATTAATAAATAACAATGCATAATACACCAAATGAGTAAAATATATAAAAAATATTATTAATTTTGTAAACTATGGGATACGAGGGAATACCAAGACAGAAGCTGTCTATAAACAAAAAAAATAAAGAGTGGAGAGAGGCATGCGTAGAAGCGTATATTAACCTCTCTGGAAATGGTTATACGTTATCATCAAGAAAAGATGATCTACAAAGATTATACGACATGTATAATGGAGTTGTAGATACTAACGATTATAACATAGTCTTAAAGCCTTACGGAAAGACCCGTAATAACTTTCCATCTGACTTAAGAAATTACCCAATTATAAAACCTATTGTAGATTTATTAATGGGAGAAAAAGCTAAGAGGCCTTTTAATTTTACTGTATCTGTTCAGAATGGAGATACTGTAAGTAGAAAGGAGATGGCTAAGGAAGAAACAATCTATAGAAGCCTGCAACAACAGTTTGTAAACGCAGCTAACTTAGCTGGTATAGAGACTGGAGTAGCTACTCAAGAAGTAGAAATGCCTGCGCATGTATCCAAATTATTTGAATCTACTTATGTAGATACTAGAGCAGTTATGGGACAGCATGCTATGACTTATATCAATTCTCAGCAAGAGGTAAAGAGAAAATTAGATAAAGCATGGTTTCATTATTTAGTTGCTGGAGAATGTTACACTCATAGAGGAGTTAGACATAGTGAACCTTTTTATGAAGTACTGAATCCTATTAATGTTAATTATGATTTAGATCCGGATTTAGAATTTGTAGAAGACGGAGATTGGGCTTCTATAACAAAATATGTACATGCTACTACTTTAATGGATCATTATTATGATGTATTAACTGATAAACAAATATTAGAATTAGAAGATCCTACTCATTCAGGAAGTGATATAGGATACTTAGCATCTATGACTTCAGCAGGAGGTAAAGATCCTCAAGACTCTAGATTGATAGAAGTAGTTATTGTTTATTGGAAAGGAAGAAAACGAATAGGATTTTTATCTTATGTAGACCCTCAGACTGGAGAGCCTATGGAAGAAGAAGTTGAAGACGGATTTAGAATGCCTGCAGAACTTAAAGAGCAAGGAGCTAAGGTAGAATGGATATGGGTTAATGAAGTTTGGGAAGGAACTAGAATAGATAATAAATATTATGTAAATATACAACCTGTACTTAACCAAAGAAACTCTTTAGATAACCCATCGGTATGTAAATTACCTATTAATGGTAGAAGATATTCTGATATAAACGCTAGTAATATCTCTTTAGTTCAGTTAGGAATACCTTTTCAGATTAATTATAATATCTATAAATATAGATTAGAGTTAGCAATAGCTAGAAGTAAAGATATTATTGCTCAGTTTGATATTAATATGATCCCTAAAAAATGGGATATGGATAAATTTATGTACTTTGTAGAAGCTACAGGTATAGCTTGGGTAGATTATAATAAAGAGGGAGTTCAATTATCACCTCAACACCAGTCAGTATTAGACATGTCTATTAAAACTATAGAACAGTATATAGTATTATTAAATTCGATAGTAGAAGAATGGGAGAAGTTATCTGGAGTTACTAGACAAAGACAAGGACAGATAGGAAGTTATGAAGGTAAAGCTGCTTCTCAACAAGCTATTGTACAATCTTCTCATATAACTGAAGATTTATTTAAGAAATTCTCATATTTAGAACAAAGAGATATGCAAGCATTATTAGATTACTCTAAACAAGCTTGGCATACAGGTAAGAAGGCTGCATATGTTATGCCTGATGGTGTAACAGAATTCCTAGATATAGATTCAATTGAACATATGGAATCTAACTATGGTATATTTATGACTGATTCAGGTAAAGAAAAAGATAAGATAGATGGTATAAGACAGCTTTCTCAAGCTATGGTTCAAAACGGAGTCCCAGTATCAGCTATAGCCGATATGATGGATGCAGATAGTTTCCCTCAAATTAAAGCTAAAATTAAAGAAGCTGAAAAAAGACAAGAAGAATTAGAGCAAGCTCAGAAAGAAGCTGAAGCAGCACAACAACAAGCTCAATTAGAGCAGCAAGAAAAACAAATGCAACAGCTTAAAGAAGATAATGAGAAAGAACGTCAAACTAAACTTCAAATTGCAGAGATACATGTAAGTGGACAAAAAGAAGGAGCACAATTAAATCT